GCAAAGCAAACTTATGAAGTAGTTCAAGAAGATGGTAAAATTGAAACTTGGAGTATGGAAAGGGATGTTGAAGAACTTAAAGCAGAGATACTTTTAGAAATTGTTAAATTTGAGGGTGAGATTGAGCAGGCTACTAAATTAAGAAATAAAGCTTACGATAAATTAAAAGATAAAAATTACGATTTAGTAAGACCACTTAACGATTAGTATGAGTACAGGCATAACACAAAAGAAATCTCTAAAAGATATTATTGCAGAAGAATACAAAAAGTGTGCGGTAGACCCGATTCACTTTATGAAGAAGTATTGTATGATTCAGCATCCGGTGAGAGGTAAGATACCTTTTCATCTATTTCCATTTCAGGAAAAGACTTTAACTCAATTTAATAGTAATCGATTTAACGTAGTCCTAAAATCACGTCAAACTGGTATCTCTACCCTATCGGCTGGATATGCACTTTGGAAAATGATATTCAATTCCGATTTTAACGTATTAGTTATTGCAACAAAGCAAGATGTTGCAAAGAACTTAGTAACAAAGGTAAGAGTAATGCATGAATTGCTTCCAAGTTGGCTTAAAGGTGGGTCTATGGAAGATAACAAACTTTCCCTTCGTTTAACAAATGGTTCTCAAATTAAGGCTATTGCTAGTTCTCCTGACGCAGGACGTTCTGAAGCATTATCACTTCTAATATTTGATGAGGCAGCTTTCATCGATGATATCGATGAGATTTGGGTGGCAGCTCAATCAACGTTATCTACGGGTGGTAGTTGTATTGCATTATCTACTCCTAATGGTGTGGGTAATTGGTTTCATCAAATTTGGTTAGGCGCGGAAGAAAGTACAAATCCATTTAATACAATTAGATTGCATTGGACAGTACATCCTGAGAGAGACCAAAAATGGAGAGATGAGCAAGAAAAACTATTAGGACCTAAAAAAGCAGCACAAGAATGTGATTGTGATTTCGTATCTTCTGGTGAAACTGTAATTGAACCAGAAACCTTAATGTTCTATAAAGAAACATATGTAATACCACCAATTGAAAAAGGTGGGTTTGATGGAAATCTTTGGAAATGGGAGCATGCTGATTATTCTAAATCATATATGGTAGTGGCCGATGTGGCTAGAGGAGATGGCGCCGATTATTCTACTTGCCATGTAATTGATATTGTAAACGCAACTCAAGTAGCTGAATATAAAGGTAAAGTTGATACAAAAGATTTTGGAAATTTTTTAGTAGCACTTTCAACTGAATATAATGATGCTTTACTTGTGGTAGAGAATGCCAACATTGGTTGGGCAACAATTCAGCAAGTAATTGATAGAGATTATAAAAACTTATTCTATATGAGTAAGGATTTAAAATATATTGATGTCGAGAATCAAATGACAAATAGATATAGAGCAGAAGATAAAGGATTGGTAGCTGGATTTTCAACCACGTCTAAGACTAGACCTTTAATTATATCTAAACTAACTGATTACTTTAGAGAAAAATCAGTTATAGTTCGTTCTAATCGTTTAATAGATGAGTTATTTACATTTATCTATATGAATGGTAGAGCTGAGGCTATGAAAGGTTATAATGATGACTTGGTAATGGCTTTTTCAATTGGATTATGGGTTAGAGATACTGCACTTCGTTTAAGACAAGAAGGTATTGATTTAACTAAAAGTGCAGTTGGTAGTATTACTTCTCATACATATAATGGTATCTATGGTGGTGGAAATACTATGGATGATGACCCTTGGAAAATGAGAGCTGGTGATGGATTTGAAGATTTAACTCAATGGTTGTAGGGTTTTGATATTTTACGATATTTATGTTATATAATGTCAAAATAGGATTTTGTAGAAATTAATAATAAATTATGGCAGAACAAGAATTAGATGATAGAAGTTTTTTTGGTAGGTTAAAGAAGTTATTCTCAACCCAAGCTATTGTAACCGTTGATAAAGATGGTAAACGTAAGGTTGTTGATACGGATGAACGCCAAATGAATACAAACTTCGTAAATCTTAGAGATAGATATACAAAGTTACAAAGGTCTTTTAACGAAACGAATCAGGGTGCACAATCAATGGCATACCATCAGGTTCGTAGAGAATTATTCAGAGATTATGATGCTATGGATAATGACCCAATTATAGCATCGGCATTAGATATATACGCTGATGAATCAACAACAAAAAATGAATATGGTGATGTATTAGCAATTAAATCATCAAACGAAAATGTAAGTGCAATCCTGCATAACTTATTTTACGATGTAATAAACATAGAATTTAATTTATGGCCTTGGGTAAGAAACTTAGTAAAATACGGAGATTTCTTTTTAGCATTGGAAATAGCAGAAGGTAAAGGTATTATAAACGTATTACCTTATTCTGTATATAATACTGAAAGATTAGAAGGTACTGACCCTCATAATCAAAACTACGTTAAATTTAAAGTTGAATTAGATAGATTTGGTAAAAAGGAATATGAGAATTATGAAATGGCTCACTTCCGTATGTTATCAGATACAAACTTCCTTCCATATGGTAAGGCAATGATTGAAGGTGGTCGTAGAGTTTGGAAACAATTGAGTTTAATGGAAGATGCGATGTTAATCCATCGTATTATGAGAGCACCTGAAAAGAGAGTGTTCAAAATTGATATTGGTAATATTAATCCACAAGAGGTTGATAACTATATGCAAAAGATTATCAACAAAATGAAGAAAACTCCATTTGTTGATAAAAATAGTGGTGATTACAACTTAAAATACAATATTCAGAATCTTACTGAAGATTTCTTCTTACCTGTTAGAGGTGGGGATAGTGGTACGGCTATTGAGAACTTAGCTGGATTGGATTACACTGCAACTGAAGATATTGATTACTTAAAAGCAAAATTATTTAGTGCATTAAAAATACCTAAAGCATTTTTAGGATATGAAGAAGGTATTAGTGGTAAAGCAACTCTTGCAGCTCAAGATGTTCGTTTTGCTAGAACTATTGAAAGAATTCAAAGAACTGTTGTTAGTGAATTATATAAAATAGCAATTGTACATTTAGCATCTCAAGGTATTGATGATTCTGAAATGACAAACTTCCAACTTACTTTAACTAACTCATCTACGATATATGAGCAAGAGAAAGTAAACCTATGGAGTGAGAAAGTTAGATTAGCAACGGATATCAAAGGAATGAATATGTTATCTACGGATTGGGTATATCATAATGTATTTGGTATAAGTGAAGATGAAATGGATACCGAAAGAGCTAAGATGGTATTAGACCTTAAAGATAGATTCCGTTATAACTCAATAGAACAGCAAGGACAAGACCCAGCAAATCCACCTGAACAACAAAATGTTGAGGAGGAGATTGAAAAAATGAAGCAGGAGATAAATGATAATGATAAAGGTGGTAGGCCAAGAGAGGGAAATACTTACGGAAAGGATAAGCATCCATATGGTAGAGACCCATTGGGTAACAAAGAAAATGAGAAAGAGAGAAAGAGAGAAACTCGTACAAATGAATCAAATAAAAAAATAGCACAAGAATATATAAACGGAATTTCGGCAAAAAAGAAGATTTTAAGTGAAAAATCAGAAAAATCTGACCTTTTAGATGAAAATAATCTGTTAGATGACAGTAAATTTTAATAAACATTAAAAAGTTTATATTTATATGTGTTAGTTTATGTACATAGGTTAAATTATAGGGTAATTAAATGAAAAAAATAAAACATTCCAAAGTTAAGAACACTGGAGTGTTATTTGAATTATTAGTAAGACAAATAACATTAGAGGTACTTAATGGTGATAAGACTGAGAACGCAAAACATATAGTAAAAGAATTCTTTGCTGCAGGTACTGAATTAAATAAAGAATTACGTCTTTATGATTTACTATTAAAAGAAAAATACAATTCAGAATCAAAAGCTGAAATGTTTGTTGAAACTGTATCTCAAGCACATTCAAAATTAAATGGTGTAAAGCTATCTAAAGAAAAATACAATCTTATTAAAGAAATTAATTCAAAATTTGAATTAGAGCAATTTTTAACATCTCCTATAACTAACTATAAAGTATTAGCATCAATATATAAAGTATTTGAATCTAAAAAATCAGAAAACTACGATATTAAAGATATATTCAATTCTAAGATTACATTAATTGAGAACATTATCTCTAGACCTCCTCTAAACAAAACAATTGAGGTATCTGATAGTACAAAACTAATAGAAACCTACAAAAAGCAAGATAAAGACCTACGATTACTAACATATAAGATTCTTGTTGAGACTTTCAATAAAAAATACACAAATTTAGATGAAAAACAAAAGGGCCTGTTAAAAGAGTATATTAATAACATGTCTAATACAACTAAATTTAAAGATTATTTAGCAGTTGAACTTCCACAAATTGTGAAAGAATTAAAAACAATTAAATCTAAAATATCAGATAAAGTAACTACAATCAAATTGTCAGAAACTATTTCTGTTTTAGAAAAAATGAAAATTGGCAAAACTGTAACTGATAATAATGTTTCATCTATAATGCTTTCTTATGAGTTAATCAAAGAATTAAAATCAAAGGCAAATGTCAAATAGACTAAAAGAAATAATCAGAGGTATAGTTAAAGAAATCCAAGACGAAAAGGAATTGGAAGAAATGACTGGAACTGGTGCAGTTGCTGGATATGATACTCCGGCGGCATTTTCTAAACCAGGTCAAACTGCAAAGAAAAACAAAAGATTAGCTAACGTAACTGGTGGTGAGGTTGTTGATGATTTAGAAGAAGCTAAGGATTGGTTAAAAAACGATGTTCCTGCTAACTCTAAAAAACCATTAGCAATAAAGCCAACGGCAATTAGTTCAGCTGATGCTGGTGGTATTGCTGATAAGAGTGGTATGATATTAGCTAAAGAGGATGAGGAAGCTAGTTTAAATGAAAATCGTTGGTTAGAAATTAAAAACGGAGATGGTTCACCTAAAGCTAAAATGAGTAGAGGTGTAACATCTATCAAACAACAATTAGGTGAAGTAGAGAAATTTGTTAACTGGTATTCTAAAATAAAAAATGAGAATGGGGTTAAAAGAGGAGATTATTATAAAAGAACAAATAAGAGTTTACATAAGATAAAAGAAAGGTTAATGAATCTTTCAGAAAAAATAAGAACTTTATAAAATGCCAGCAGTATCAAAAGCACAACAACGATTTATGGGTATGGTTCATGCAGTACAAAATGGAGACATGGAAGCACCATCTAAAGAAGTTGAAAAAGCAGCTGATTCAATGAGTAAAAAAGATGCAAAAGATTACGCATCTACATCACATAAAGGTCTACCAAATAAAAAAGAAAATATGAACACATCAATTACAAAATCAAGACTAAAAGAATTAGTTAAGGAAGTAATGACAGAAGAAAACGAATATCAAGCGTTTTTTGCTAAAGCATTGGAAAAAGCTGGAAAATCTATTCCATCTATGAGTGATGAAGAAAAGAAAGCATTTTTTAATAAAATAGATACTGCTTGGAATGGTAAGGGTGATAAGAATGAAGCATTAGTTGGTGGACAAAAAGAATTAGATGTTGATAAGGATGGTGATATTGAAGGAGATGATTTAGCAGATTTAAGAGCATCAAAAAACGAAGCTAGAGATTCTAGCGGAAATGAATTTCCTGAACTTGAAGATGTTAAATCAGCTGTTAAAAAAATAATCCAAAATAATGATGTTGAAAAGCTTTTAAGAAATAAAGTTATTGCGTATTTACAAAAAGAAAAAGGATTTACTGGAGCTGGTAATACAAATAGTAGTAGATTATACGATAAAGTAATAAATGATTTACTTAAACACTAAGAATTAAAATAAGAATGAAGAATCTTTTAAT